CATTGCGTGTTGATGAGAATTATACAGCAGTGTTCGGAAACTCTCTTAAGGAGGAGGTCCGTAGTGCAGATAAGATAAAATCCAATTCGATTAGAACTTTTACTGCAGGTCCCGTTGAGATGACGGTTCATGGAAACCGTTTGTTTGAGGACATGAATCAGAAGTTTTATGATTCACATCTTAAGACAGCAAGCGTTGTCGGCTTTTCCCCGCAAAAGGGGGGGTGGAATGAACTTTATTTGAAGCTTAAGAAGTTTAATAATGGGTTTGCCCTGGATGAATCTCAATATGATTCATCATTACGTGCCTACTTAATGTGGGCCTGTGCCGATTTTCGCTGGCGGATGCTTCGATCCTATGATCAGACGGATGATAATTTATCCCGGTTGAAGACTTATTATCGTAATCTTGTAAATACTTTAATTCTTACAACCGATGGTGTGTTAGTCATGAAGAAGGGAGGAAATCCCTCTGGCTCTGTGAACACCATCTCTGACAATACTTTGATCTTATACATCTTGTTAGCATATGGATGGATAATGATTGCTCCAGAAGGCAAGAAGAGTTACCTTGAATTTGAGGCCCATTTATCAATGGCCCTCTGTGGTGATGATAATACCTGGACGGTATCAGACGAAGCAGTTCAGTTCTTTAATGCGAGAAGCTTAATAGAACAGTGGGCTCGCATCGGTGTAACTACAACGACCGATGACTTGGAGCCCCGTCCCGTAGAGGAGTTGGATTTTCTTTCAGCTTGGACAGTTTTTATAGATGGCATAGCTGTGCCATTATATGACTGAGACAAGTTGTTGACAAGTCTCCTCTATTCTCGAGATCCTGGTGATCTTTGCATGACCCTCACCCGTGCAAGCGCAATATTGCGTGTTGCATGGGCAGATGGACGAATGCGGGATTATCTTCGCGAACTCATTGAGTGGATTCTTAATCAGTATGGCACAGTTCTCAGAGGAGAACCAGAGTGGCAATTGGCCCTGTGTCAGATCCCAACTGAAAAGAGTTTGCG